CTTGTATCAAGTGTATCGAAATATGTACGAAGCTATAGGTGTTAAGAATGTAGATGCAGTTTTACCACCACCAGCTCCAACTGCACCAATGGATCCAAGTATGGAACATATAAATGCATTAGCTGGTAAACCTTTTCAGGCTTTTCCTGGTCAAGACCACAGAGCACACATTACAGCTCACTTAAATTTTATGTCGACTAATATGGTTAGAAATAATCCTGCGATTATGGCAGCGATACAGAAAAATATTTTGGAACACATTAGTTTAATGGCTCAAGAACAAGTACAACTAGAGTTTAGAGAACAATTAAGAGAGATGATGTTGATGCAACAACAAGCAGCAATGAATCCAATGGTACAACAACAGCTACAAGCTCTTACGAATCAAGTTGAAGCTAGAAAATCCGTGTTAATTGCAGAGATGACTGAAGAATTTATGAAAGAAGAGAAACAAATTACATCACAATTTGACAATGATCCTCTTCTAAAATTAAAATCACGTGAAGTTGACCTACGTGCAATGGAAAATGAGCGTAAAAAAGACAACGATAAGGCTCAAAATGACCTTGCAAGAGCAAGATTAATGCAATCAACAGAAAATTTTGAAGATAAATTAGATCAAAACGAAGATTTAGCTAAATTAAGAGCTGGAGTTAGCCTTGCAAAGAGCGGAGTTAACGAAGCTAAGGTTATGATAGAGGATTAATTATGCCATTGACAGAAAAAGGTAAAAAAATTATGAAATCTATGAAGAAACAATATGGAAAAAAGAAGGGTGAAACAGTTTTCTATGCATCTCGTAACAAAGGTGTTATAAAGGGTGTAGAAAAAGGCAAAAAAAGGAGCAAAAATGCAAAAGCTTGATAAAATAAAAGATGTTAAAGTTGCTGAACAGAGTATTGAAGTAGATCCTAGATCTAAAACTACTGCTGACCAAGCATTTAACTATATTGCTACAGGAAAACCTGAGATGCCAGTTGGTGGTCAGAAAAGAATGTTAGCAGAAAAGAAAAGAAACTCAAAAGCGTATTAATTTATGTGGTTATCGGCAATAAAATTAGCCGTCTCTGCTGGAAGTAAGATTTACGCTAACAAACAGAAGACGAAGATGGCAATGTCTGAGGCACAACTCTTACATGCTGATCGTATGGCTCGTGGTGAGGAAGCTTACCAAGGAAAGTTGTTAGAAGCCAGACAATCAGACTGGAAGGACGAGGCGGTTTTGATAATTCTCAGTTTGCCCGTGTTGGTGTTAGCCTACGCAGTAATATCGGATGACCCAACAGCGATGGACAAGGTAAAATTATTCTTTGAGATGTTCTCGCAGCTGCCGTCATGGTTTACAAATCTTTGGATCCTTGTCGTGGCGAGTATTTATGGTATAAAGGGTACACAGATTTTTAGAAACGGAGGAAAAAAATAATGCCTAATAAATTTCATAGACAAAATTTAAGAATGGGTTCTAATCCGTTTGGAAGAAAATCTACTTTACAAAAAATAGCAGAAGCTTTTGGTCCTAAGAAAAAAGATAAAAAAGTTAAAAAACCTACAAAAAGAATGTTTGCTAACAAAGGTGGTGGGGCCGATACTGGTAAAGTAGGAGAAATGAAAAGTAAACTAGCAGTAGCTATGGATATGTTAAAACAAATGGAACCAGACAATCCAAGATTTAGTAAAGGCGACATAGAACGAATTTTAAAAATGATGGAATCTAAAAATAAAAAAGAAATGACACCATTAGCTAAAGGTGGTTCTGTTAAAAAGAAAAAGAAATTTCCTGATATGTCTGGAGATGGTAAAGTAACTATGAAGGACATATTGATGGCAAGAGGTGTAATACCTAAAAAGAAAAAAACTAAGAAGAAGGTAATCTAATGACTAAATTATGTCCTAGAGGTAAAGCTGCAGCGAAGCGAAAATTTAAAGTGTACCCCAGCGCATATGCTAATGCCTATGCTTCTAAAATTTGTGCAGGTAAAATCAAAGACCCAAGTGGTGTAAAAAGAAAAGATTTTAGAGGACGTAAACCAGCTATGGGTGGTGGCATGATGAAACGTGCATCTTATATGAGTGGTGGACTAACTGAAGCCACTGCAAGATTAAAAAGACAAGGTTTAAAAGCAGGATCTGTAGCTAGAGGATGTGGTGCTATCATGTCTGATAGAAAGAAAAAAACTAGGATGGTCTAATGGCCGGGTTAAAAGAATGGTTTAAGCAAGATTGGGTAGACATTGGAGCCAAGAAAAAAGGTGGTGGTTTTAAAAAATGTGGAAG